ATGGCTTTGCTGTCCGCGCAATATCGCCGTAGGCTTTTGGAGAATGGTCTGGATCGTGAGAAGGATCATATTCCGGTCGTCAAACTGTTCACGCCATGGGCTAACGCGACATGGGTACTGAAAGACATGGAGCCTGATGGCGATACGTGTTTCGGTCTGTGTGACTTGGGACTCGGTGAGCCGGAACTAGGTTATGTCAGTTTAACGGAACTGGAAAGCCTCAGAGGGCCAGCAGGGCTTAAGGTCGAGGTAGACTTGCACTGGGAGCCGACAAAGCCTTTGAGCGCGTACACGAGCGCCGCAAGGGCAAATAGACGCTACGTAGAGCCGTAGCCTTCACTCAAAGTGAAAGGGAGTTCGTGTTCTACGAACTCCCCCTGTTATAGCGCTTGCTTGAAACGCAACGCGTCCAGGGCCGTTGCAAAATCCATCTGTATCCGGCCAGTTATACCTTCGTAAGCAAACTGACCTTCGTAACCGAGACTTCGAACATGAGCCAAGAATGGCTCGATCTCATCTGCAAAGATGCGATGAATTTCATCTAAAACGGTCATCTGGCTAATCGGCTGCACCAGTGCATCAAACATAACAGGCCGCTGATTAGTGACCTTCTGCATTGGCTTGAGATCGCCGCTATAACTCAACTCATACAATCGGCATAACAACGTGTTGAGTTCATCACTTTTAGATTGTGTGGGCTTGTCGCTCACTGTTGCCCCCAACAAGTTATTGCTTCGCGCCATTACGCTTTGCTTTACGGTCCAGTGCGTACCTGTAAGCGGCCTTGTTCGCTCGTTCATTCACCACAAGCAACAGTACACCAGCAGCAATCGCCAGTATCGCAACACAAAGCGTCTGTAAGTCTGCTGTCCATATCATTGTAATTATCTGTATAACACCATTAAAAACATCTTGTAGTGTCATATTGCCCTCCGAGAATAAGAATAAAAATAGCAATACTGCCAATGATACTTATGCGCAAGAAATAAAAAACCCTCCCTGACGCAGCAGGAAGGGCTTGAGGAAATAGTGGGGCAGTCGGAAAATGAGGAAAAACCAACTGCCCGGTGCAGGAGAGCACATGCGATCGCTAGTAGATCAGGAGTGTGTTCGTGATCGCACTTTTATTTATGTGTTTTCGTGATTTGGCTGGCTGTTCAACGCGCCCGTTTTTATCTCCCCCAATAGCCCAAACTCTGACTGGCTGTCCGCAGGATGGAGCGAAGCGACCAAATGGCTACCGCAGGTTAATCAACCCAATAACCCACCAATGGCCGTGCGAAGCACTGCAAAGCAGAAAAACTACAAGGCTGGAAGCGAGGACGAGATTGGCAAAGCCAAATCGGACTTGGCTTCAGCCATGTATGCTTAGGTTAGTTGATATGCAAGTGGTGGAGTGCATGGGTTATCTATATAGAATATAGATAAGTTATGTATTCTACTACTTTCATGTTAATTAACCCAATCCATATTACTTTGTATTATGAGTTATGTAATCTACTACTCGGCTGGGTATCGGCCTAATCCAGCGCATTCCGATAAATATCTGCGTGAACATCTCACATTTGTTTTGCCAAAAACATCTCACTGGACCGAGGGACTCCAATCCCTCGGTTTCTTACCTATTAGAGCAGGGTTTTGAAGTAGATTACATAAATAGAAGTGTAGAAATTATTTGGAGATAATTCTGCAATTGGCAAACAAATTTTCAGGAGTTCACTATGCAACCGAAACATATTTTGATTACGATCCAAGTCCATAACAAACTAGTCGATTTCCCTAACGACAAGGTGGACGATTTCACAGAAAAACTTTTCAAGTTCTATTCCCGCAGTGCGCGTTACCAAACAAAGCAGGGCGTTACGTTCGAACTGACCTTCTCCCAATACATCGACAAGTTCACAAACAATCAGTTAAACTCGCTTGCACGTTCTTACCTCAGAGGAAAAATTGAAGGTCGCCAGCGTTCGGATTTCAAACTGGTTTTGAGTTGGGCTAGTCGTCAGGACAAACTCAATGGCGTTATGAACGATGCAACCGCAATCATTTGCGGACAGAAAGAGTCCATGCAGAACTGCCGTTATCTTCCGGGTGAAGAACGCAGCGAGAAGACACGCAAGCGAATGGCGGCGAAGAAGTTGGGCAAGAAACGCCCAGAGGCTGTGAAATCCAAGATTGCTGAGACGAAGACAGGCCAGACATACGATGAGGCACATCGCGCCAACATATCAGCGGGTCTAAAGGGCAAGCCAAAGTCGGCTGAGTCAAATGCTAAACGAGCAGCAGCGGCTAGAGCAAGATGGGCTGCAATCAGAGAAGCAAAAGCCTTCACTCAAAGTGAAGCGCATAACTAAGAACGAAGGCGAATACGCCCGCTTTCAACTCCACAGAGGTAGACCCGGATTGCACAAGCGATCCGGGTCTTGTTTTGCCTGCTCAAAAGGTTCTCCACGTAAATACTAGGTAACAACGGAGGACACGCCAATGAGCGAACACGGACAAAAGGGAGTTGCCAAAACTCCAGAACACAAAGCCGCAATTTCCAAAGCACTGACCGGAAGAACGCTAACGCCCGAGCATAAGGCGAAGATCAGTCAGGGACAGAAAGCAGCAAAAGCCGCGAAGAAGGAAAAGGCGCAGATCAAGCAAGCAGCAACACAATTCAAAAGCCCACATTTCCAGAGCATTTGAGCGTGTTTTTTTACCTAGTTGGATAAATAGAAATGTAGAAACAAACAGGGAGAACACAAATGCAAATGAAGATGCCAATACATGAAATAGAAGTCGCCGCACAGACCTTACCGATGAAGGACAAAACACAAGCAGCGGTAATCCGAGAACTAGTAGCGCAGCAAGCGGAACACGAGCGTCTTATTTCTTCGCTGGAAGACGCAATTGAACGCATCGAACAGGCGATTTTACATTTCAACCAAAACTAATAACTGCAATTTTAAATGAGGTATTTCCAATGAATAAAATAGATTTAGCCGACCTTTTCGAGATCATGGAAGCAAAGGTTTCCTTCAAGCCATCACGCTTGGACCCACTTGCCGATCTCAAACTCGGCAGCATGTCCGTCGATTACAACCCACGTTACGGCAAGACGATGGTTCCTTTTATGGATTTCTCGAAAGGTGATCGCCGTTGGCTGGATGTTTTGATTGAAGAACTGACCACCATCGCAGACGGCTTTCGTGAGGATAGAATCATCATGCTTGGCTACGCCAGTGCAAAGCGCGGTAGCGGAGGGCAGCAGACATGGCAGCAGTACGTCGATGGTCTGTATGCGGACAAAGTTCAGCAGCGCAAGGATTACAGCGAAGCACAACTCAAGCACTTGCCAAAGTTGATTGATCTTCTCCGTCAGGGCAAGCGCCTTAGTGGTTGTGGCAATCTTGAATTCTACAATCTCACATCGAGCAAAACACTTTAATAAGAAGGAGCAAATCCCATGAACAAATCAGCAGAACTAGCAATCGCATATGCAGCAAGCAACGGTGTTGCTCCTATGGCCTTTTACGAAACAGAAGGCGCAGGTTGGTCATCTAATCCAATCGAAACCGCAACTCACATTCACAGCATCGTCTTTGATAATGAACAGCGTTGGGACGAGGTAAACGGGTGGAACTTGTACGTGCAAGGTCAGTATTCCTACCTCGCGGGTTTCCTTCGTCTACGTGATGCGAGGGAAGATGCAGCATGAGAAACAAGTTTGAAAAGAAGGTGGCCGCACAAGTCGGCCCCGATTTCTCATATGAAGCAAAGCGTTTGCCCTACACAATCAAGCATACCTATTTGCCGGACTTCATCAATGAGCAGACACGCGAGATAGTTGAGGCAAAGGGCCGATTTACAGCAAGCGACAGACAGAAGATGCTCGCAGTCAAATTGGCCCATCCTGATTATAAAATCACAATCGTATTTCAGAACCCAACATTACCAATCAATAAGGGAAGCAAGACGACATACGCCGGTTGGTGCGACAAGTACGGTTTTGCTTGGAGAAAAGCATGAGCCACACATTTACCGTGCCATTTGAATGGGAAGTCTATTGGAAAAAAGCAGTCGCAAAGATCATGAGCGATGACTACGAGCAGACTGGCAAACTAGCGCGTGGACTACTCGACAATGCAGTACATGCGAGTTTTGCCGGCTTTCCCACTTTGACTTACGATATTGATGTCACTGACTCAACGAGCATAATGATAAGTTTTGATGATGACGCTCAAGCAATGCTGTTCAAACTCACTTATGGGGTAGTTAATTAGGCAGCGTTGACAAAGTGAATTCCCAAATCACCGGTGGCAGGAAATTTTTTCGGATCATCGTCTTACCTAAACTAGTTAGTTGCTATCGTCGGTTGCAAGTGGCATTAGCGAGACGGGCAACTCTCGGGGAAGTTTATGGACGGTCTGAAACAGGTAGACAAGACAGGCGACCATACCGCACATTACATTCATTCGGTGCTCCGTGAGCGTATCGTGGAACATGTTTTCGTGGGTGATGCGCTTAGGCGTTTATGGCAACTCGGCATCACAGACGTAGAGGTGATGCGCTCTGAGTTCGATGCAGGCGGATATGATCTCGTTATGTCGAGAGGCAAGATAATACGTCACATTCAGTTCAAGACGATGAGCCTTGGTGGAAAAACCGCTAGCACCAAAATTGGATTGAAGTTGCTTGAGAAGCCTAGCGGTTGTGTGATCTGGATCGTAGTTGCTCCCGACCTAACGCTGTCATCATACCTTTGGTTTGGTGGTGAACCCGGAGCCCCGTTGCCGGATATTACCAACTTGAAAATTGCAAAACACACGAAAGGCAATGCCGAGGGTGCGAAGGTCGAGCGACCCAATCATCGGATCGTTCCACGCGGTCAATTTGAACGGCTTGACAATATGGATCAAGTTCTTGAAAAACTATTCGGCAACTTGAAGGGGTAGCAAATGGGCGCGGGGGATTGGATTAGCGTTTGCGCCACGTTGATTGCTGCTGCATCTTTCGTATGGGGCGTTGTATCGTGGAGATCATCTTATCTGGGTCAGAAGAAAATTGAGTTGGCTGAACAAGTCTATGAGTTGTTCCTAACTTGTGCTGATCATATTGGTGCTATCAGAAGTCCCTTCGGTTACACTGGAGAGGGGCAAACTAGGCAACGTGCTGAAAATGAAACTGCTGAAGAAACTGAAATTTATAATAGAGCGTACGTGGCCATCGAACGGCTCGAAAGACGTAGAGAAGATTTTAACAAACTATTTTCTTTAATGCCTCGGTTTGAATTCTATTTTGGAGCGACCGCTGCCGCCCCAATCAAGGTCGTTGGCGATGCTCTGAATGAAATAAGAAGTGCCAGTAATATGCTTAGGCACTATTGGCTGCGGCAGGGTGGGCATTTCCCGGAACGTGAGGATTTTGAGCGCCACCTTGAACGGATGCATCGATATGAAGCAGTCTTTTGGGACGGATACAACAACGAAGATCCCATAAGGCCACGCATTATCAATGCCGTTGCGGCAATCAAATCTACCTGCACATCGGTCCTAAATCCTCAGCCTAATCTCTGGCGCGGAATGCGCAAGGGATTGCGGAAATTTGAGAAGTTCATTGAAGTGCCTAAGGACTTAGGATCGGATGATCCTGTCTAACTAGCCGGGTTTTTTCATGCCGCCAATAAATACGGCATGGCAATAAACACGTTATCATTGAATTTAATCAAGGAATTTGAAGGCTGTAAACTTCTTGCGTATGCGGATGCAGTCGGAGTTCCAACCATCGGTTACGGACACACGCGAACGGTTAACCGAGCGGACGTTGGCAAAAAGCGCATCACTCAAAGTGAAGCAGATCGACTGCTTATGCAGTTTGATCTTCCCACGTATGAGGCAGCAGTTAAACGTCTGGTCAAAGTCCCGCTAGCAGCAAATCAATACGGCGCACTGGTCAGTTTCACATACAACTTGGGCGAAACAAACCTGAGCAAGTCAACACTGTTGAAGCGCATTAACGCGAAAGCACCAATTGCGGAAATCGAGCGTAGTTGGCTGCAATGGAATAAAGCCGGTGGCAAAGTGCTGAACGGCCTAACCAGACGCAGACAGGCAGAAGTGGCCCTGTTTAAGCGATGAAGGCAGAACACCTCACGCGCAACGATCTGTCCCTGCTTGCATATGTCCGCTTTCACGCAAAACGTATGCAGGAGATCAAAAAGCGCAAGGACGAATACGCGAGGGAATTGGAAGACGTGCTGCAAGCATATGCAAGGGGAGAAGACTTAATCCTCTGGAAACTCAGCCGCGAATAGAAAAACAGTGGCCCTGTCACATGACGCATTCAAAGCCACTGGTTCATTCGGGAAAGACGTTAACAAACTAATGATACTCAGAAAAATGGGTTGTTGCTTTCTATATTAGTGACAAGTCTATCTATAGCAGCCGCTAGTTCTTCAACTTCGCTTAATCCAATATCACGTTCATTATTTTCTTTGTCGCGGCCGTTTCTGTGGACGCAATCATGTCGAACATAAGCCATGCGAATAAGTTCGTCCTTCGTGGTTGTGTCTGGGAAAATGCTGTAACCAAATGCGGTCCGGTAATTAAAATCTACCGCAAGAAAATTGTGATACATGACTGCTTGTAGTCGCTCTTTAATCGTAGAATTTGCTGCTTCACTGTCTTTTAACATCGTGGCCAAGGAAATCTTTTCCTTGCTCCAATCACGGTGTTTCTCAACCAATTTTACTAACGCAACATTATCAGCGAATAGTGCCTTGGTAAGATGATCGGACAGATAGGCTTCCACAATAGAAAAGTATTGAACGTACAAAAGTCTATAGAAAGTTTTGTTCTCCACAGGGGTGCCAGAGGCAAACATCATGAGACGTTTAGCATTGCCGACTGCGGTTTTGTATATTCCGTGCGGATCGTTTGAAACATAATTGCGAAGATATTCTTCGTACTCGGCTTCATAATCCCTAGTATCTTCTGGTGGTACAGTTACATCGACATTAATATTCGGATAGGACGGTATTTCAGCAGTGACGCCGAACGCATGTGCTGTAAATTCAATCGTGTATTTCTCATGACAATGAGGGCAGTCTACATCGTAGGTATCGAACCCCTCGGCCTCCGACTCGCTATCCGCAGTTATGTCGTATGTCGGTACGTCAACAAACTCGTAAACATCGCCCTCGCACAAGCCACAGGTAAATTGAACAGTCGGTTCAGTTAGCAAAATCTCAGCCCCCCTAGATATTGGTAAAACAGCAGTGTGGAATCACTGTGCTCTATCCTATTCTAGACCACTGGGCGAGATAAACAGACAATCAGCGCAAACAACACCGTCTCCTACAAAATCCGAGAGGTGCATTGTAAGTCTTTGTTTTCAAAGGGCAACCGATCTTCGCTCTTGCATCAAACTCTTTTGGCAATAGGCACAAGCAATGTGCGTTGACTGTGCCGAAGGAGTTACAACCTATGCAACCTACACGTTATGTCGCTTACTATCGCGTATCGACTGCTAAACAAGGTCAAAGCGGACTTGGCCTTGAAGCACAACGAGCAGCATGTGCGGGTTATAGTCCGATAGCCGAGTTCACCGACATTGAGTCGGGCAAGAACAATGACCGTGACCAGTTGCAAGCAGCAATGCAGTTTGCACGAGCGAATAAAGCCACGCTGGTATTTGCCAAACTGGATCGCCTGTCTCGTAATGCAGCGTTTATCCTATCGCTTATGGAGAAAGGTGTTCGCATTCGTTGTGCGGATATGCCGGATGCAGATGAGTTTCAATTACATCTATATGCGATCCTTGCGCACAAAGAACGCCGGATGATCTCAGAACGAACCAAAGCAGCACTAGCAGCGGCTAAAGAACGTGGCGTTAAACTCGGTGGCACACAAGCAAGCACGAGAGCGCGCATAGATGCATTTGACGAACATGTGTTTCCCATTGTCCAGAGCATCATACAGTGCGGCGCAGTAGGTCCAGCAGCAATTGCTAGAGAACTTAATGCGAAGCAAATCCCGACAGCACAGGGGAAGCAATGGGTCTCAACACAGGTGACGCGCTTGCTTCACAGGCTAGGAATGTAAGGGGCTATACACCCCCTGTGGATTCATACAAATAAGGAACAGATCGTCAGCCAAATTTGATATGGTTTACGAACTATTCCGAGGGGGGGCAATATGCCGAATAAAGTTAGAGCGAAATGGCGTAGGCCTTTTAATTGGCCACCGTCAGAATGGGAATTCACGCCGGGGATGCAAAAGGCGTCGGAGGTTGTCACCGGTTTACTCTTTTTGCTCGTCCTGAGCACAATCGTTGGTGCAATCTTTCTGTGGCCTTTCTTGCTGTTTCGAACCATTACTAACGTTTTGTTCGGATCGTCCGATGAAATCCGTAATACGCTGCTGGCGGTTGGAGCGTTAATCGGTGTCCCTTTTCTAATATGGCGAACAACTATTGCGGCAAAACAAACCGACATTAGCCGTGAGAGTCACTACACAGCGCTTTTCACGAAAGCCGTAGAGCAACTAGGCGCAGATAAGGTCGTCAAGAGACGTCAACCAAAACGGATACAGAATGCAGAGGTAGGGGATGAGGCATCTAAAACAGCCAATTTCGTACAGGAATATGAGTCTTACGAAGTCACAGAGCGTAATTATGAGGTTAGGTTGGGCGCAATATATGCGTTAGAGCGAATTGCCCAAGACAGCAAGCGCGATGCATGGCCGATAAATCTAACTCTTTGTTCCTATATCGCAAATAATGCTCCGCCGAAAATGGATAACTTTCAAGATATTGATAAGTACAATACCTCGGACATAGTAGAAATATTTCAAGTATTATGTAGATATGATGGTCCACGTGATGATGAAAGTGCTGCATTGTTTAATGAAATATCGATTCCGAAGATGTCGCTTTTTGAAGGGGCATTTAAGGATATGATTTTTTCTAATTGTGCTGTCTTTGATTTGACATTGATAAGCCACGTAAGCCGTATTGAATTTGGCAGTTGCACAATAAAAACAATTTTCTTTCAAAAATTAGTTAATAACGTTAAATTCAACAAATGTAGTGTTGATTTAATTTCTTTTGAATCTGCTGATGTTAGTGATCTATCATTTATTGAATCAACGATATCAGAATTTTCATTAATGAATTCTATAATTAAGACTGCTAAAATTCGTGCAGATTGGAATAGGGCATTGATTCAAGAATCAACCCTTGATGATGTTCATTTTAGTGCTCAATCAGAGACATATAATTATAATAAGAATGTTGAATTTATCAATACTACATTTAAGAATTGTATGTTTTCTAATATTAGTTTTACTAATATACGTCGTCTCGATTGCATTTTTATAGGTTGTAGTTTTTATAATTGTAATATTGTTGGTTCAAGTGATGATTTAGATGAAAGTAATTCATTTATTAATTGCTTTGATGATAGTGATCTGCTGAATATAGAGCCTGATGGGGTTGTGGATATATTTACGTTGTTAGGTGCATGGCAGAAATTTAGAAAACAGAACGAGAAACGCTCGCCCTTTGATTTCAAAGGCTATTGATAGAGAGGCACGCAAGCAATAGGGCTTGCGGTGCAAAGGACTACAAAATGACGAACGCAATTGAACTGCTCCGTGCCGCTGCAACGACTGGCTTTGTTGGTGGACGTAACCCGATTGAGATTTTCCTGAACAAGATCGATATGCAGATTGCAAACGCAAAGCAGGTCAAAGAAGGCAAAGCGCTCAACACACGTTCACTGTGGTTCCGCAAAGACGGTGCTGGTTACGTGGTGCGTGTTGGTCGCAATGCTTTCGAGATTGCAGGTAGCAAACTGTTTAAAGCAAGCGATCTTGATCAAGTGGTCGCGATCCTGACCGCTGCAAAAGAAGCAATTCAGGCGGATGCAAAGTTGCAGGAAACGATCACGAAGTTCTCTAAGGAGCGCAGCGAACGTCTCAAGAAGGGTCGTGCTAAAAAGGCATAACATCAACTAATTGCGCAATTAGTTGCAGAAGCCCATCGGAAACGGTGGGCTTTTTCTTGCTCTCAATACCTGGCCTAACGTTGCAAGCGTGAGCATAGTGCAAAGACGCACAGGCGCTCACACAACGCTTTGCATAACATTCGCACAAGTTATGTGCCACGCGGGGAGTGACACGCTGCACGATACATCTACGCGTCTTTGCGACTGTAGTATCAAACAGCACCATAGGAGCGTCAAGGATAAGCGCTTACGTCTGGCGCTGCATGGCTTGCAAGCATTGCTTCATGCGCAAGGATGACTGCTCTATGCGTCTTGCTGACACGCTCACACGCACTTGCATTGCACGTTTGGACAGCGAGCAGCACACCTCCTGTGGGTCCAAGTGAAACAGGAACAGATCACCAGCCAAATTTGATACGATTTTTAGAGCGTCCGATGGCTGATTTAACTTCTGAATGGCACCGTAGAAACTTCTACAGATACATTCTCGTAATCCTTTTTTGATTTTAAGAAGAGATCGACGCTTCGCCGAGTTATCTCCATATCTTTTCCCGGACCGATCCGCACAGCCTTAATGGGGAGGGTTCTGCCGTTTCCACCCAATTTAACGTAAGGAACAAGCACGTTGTCCCTCGTACGGAAAACAATGTTTGCGTTGTCTGGTTGTGAAACCACTAATCGCCATTCGGCTTCATTTTTGAAACTTTGGTGTTTGAAACGCGGGATAAGTTCCAAAATCAGGGTTTCGAGCATCAAAGGAATTGTGGGTTGCGGAGAGCCCAGCGGGGTGACGACATTCTTTAGTTGTCTTTTCAGAATTTCGGCAGTCTCGTCCGCTCCATAAGATACTTTGCTGAGAACGGCATCATCGCCCATAAAATGGCCTGCAAGTTGCGAATAATCGAAATCTATCGCAACTCCCTGTGTTTGGCCGGTGTAACCGCGCCATTGACTAAGGCTATCTTTGTCCTCGCTAAAGCAGCACGCATAGATATCGGGAATACTCTTGCTGATGTTGCTTTTAGCCTTCGAGATTAAAGTGCGTTCGTAATCGCCAGACGCGTTATCTTCGACGGAATTTAGGAATTTTACGGATTGCTCAATTCCATATTCCATTTCTTTTCTGTCGTTCAGAAACCTCACATTTGAGGCCCATAGTTGGTCGCTTTCGATAATGCAGCGAAAGCCGTCTAAGGACGTATAATGAGAAAGAATGGGTTTTCGAGGAGGAATGAGACTTTCGCTAAACCGGCGCAATGCCTCCAGAACATTATTGGCGCTGAGTGTTTCTGCCATCAGTTTCCCCCCTCATTCAATCTTTGATTTTCACCGGTCGCCAAACGACCGTTTCATGCTGCCGCTCGAAACCGGGAAGTTCCGGTTTCACCTCGCAGTTTCGAGAATCACATCGAGTACATTTAAACCGTAAACCGCTCAGACTTCGACCATATCCAAACATTCCGGCAAGATCGCTCGCGAGAAATCGCGCTTCGCGTTTGCAGTCGCGACAGGTGGCGACCACAAACATTCCATGGCGTGCTGCATCTGCGAGGGATCGGATAGTACGTGTCATGCCCTCATATAGAACAGAAGGGGAACATCGGCAATCCGCTATAATAAGCGCTAAAATTTACGGTTGGGGAAATGCCTTCGCTAACGCGATGCTGAATGGCAGTAGAATTCGATCATCACCGTTCATATAAGCATCGTGGGGGCCAATATCGCCGTTTTTTGCGGCGGCGTATATTGGGTTACGTTCAAGCCACTCCATTGGGATAGAACTGTCTAACTCCAGTCTTAGAGCAACCATTTGGCAGCGGATTTGATTAATTTTCAGGCGAGTTTCATCATTAGTGTAAGGGTCCACGCAGCACTCGTTCAGGCTACGTTCGGTATCGAAAAGAGTATCACTAGTACTCATAGTTTTGTCCTTTTAATCGAAGTCAACAAATGGAGAAACTGAACTCGTGGTTCAAACCAACCAGTCATCCAGACCTTCGAGAAGGTGATTTTCGGTCAGCATATCGGAGGAGCCAAGAATTTTGTCGGTGGACTTCCGGCCATATTCGGCAATGAACTGCTTCATATCAGTCGCGTCTTCAAAGCCCATAAACAAGAAATGCGCATGTTGACTCTCATCAGTTTCGTGAGCCTTGATTTTAATATCAACACTTGCTTGGCGAGAGCCGACGATACTTCCGAGAACCACGTTAACATCGGGATGGTCAACGCCTTCAAAAACAAGAAGCGTGTTTTCTCCATCGACCCCATACTTCTCTCGCATGGTGCTCAGAAAAATTAATTCGTCCGACCACTTGTTTTCTAGAGAAGGATTGAAAGGTGATGACCTAAATTTATTTGTGGTTTCACCGTGATAGCGAAAACGATCATTATAGTTAAAGCAACAATACCCGTTTGCCACTGCCTCTAGTCGTAATGCGTCTATACGCTCGAAAACTCGTGAAATTGTAAGTTTCTTTGTGAACATGCCCCGCCTCATTCTGCCTCACTTAGAGTGAAGCCATATACGAAAAAGCCCCGGCGAACCGGGGCTTCTGTTAACTCGATACTGCTGCCTTATATCCCTCAATCGCATCATCGATTTCAGCAATCCATTTTCTAACCAGCGCAATTTCGTCCGCATACCTGACCTCTACAGGCCAAGATGCGGCAGGATCGCGGGTTTCAATGTGAGGAACCCAACGGTATCTCCCGCTTTCACGGACAGATAACGCGGCCTTTTCGTCTTGAGACAATAGCCTCTTTTCACGAAAGACGGCCCTAAAGGCTTCCTCATGCTGCCGGTGTTCAAGTCGTAGTCGCTTCAACTCAACTCGGCGCTTGCTAGGATCAAGGCCGATTGCATATCGAACGTTGCGAAAACGTCTATGCAGATGAGTGAGAGCACGAGCGACGACTGAACACCGCCTGTAATACTCAATTGATGCCTCGGGAGCATCACACAGTTCACGCTGCTCACGTTCAGCCTTCTTGCGTACCGCAACTGCCCGATGCCATGAAATCCGTTGTTCCACCGTAAGGTGACCATCAACGAAATTTTTTGGCATAGCAGTTTGGTTGAGCAATGCGTCTAAAGCGTTTTCAAAACGTGCTCTGATAAGCAAACCGGCAAAGATGATTGAATAATCGGGTGACATAGTACCTCCAACAAAAGAGGGGATGGCAATGCCATCCCCTTCGTAAACTCCAAAACTATTACTTAACATCGCGAGCCAGAGCCGGATCAAGTTCTGCAACATCTAGCGATTCTTCTTTGGCCTTCCAGTAAGTTTCAGCAACCGCAGGGCGCTGGTTCTTGAACAAGCGCAATACATCGTTGCTTTCCTTACCGGCGTCGCCAAGAATTTCTAGTTCACCGTCCTTTACCCGTACGAGAGCGACACCGAGATAGCCTTCATGTAACTTGATTGCTTTCTCAATTTGCTTTGTGAATGGGACTGTTGCTAGTGGATTGAGTTCGAAAACTCCCTTCCATTCGCTTTCGTCCATCACTTCGCGCGGTCCAGTAGTGTGAATTTCGCGGTCTGCTTTGATGATGTCATTAATAGTCGGCTTTATCGTTTGCTTCGTCTCTTTCCGATTAAAGGTAATCGACTTGCGCGTGATAAAGTGTTCCAGCAGAGTGTCGCCAGTTAGATTAAATTCGATAGCGAAGCGGCAAACATGCGAATATTTCTCGCTGCTACGATTAGGAGCCCACTTGGTTTGTTCGCGACCTTTCTCATCTTTTTTGGTTACCCAATTACCGTCCACAGCGCGGACAAGCATAAGATAAGGATTGTTACTTTTGAGCGCTTCCTCAACATTCTTGGTTCCAAAAAGAGCCTCGAAAAGTTTGATGAATGCCTTCCTCGTTTCGGACTCAACGTCCGTTAGAGTGCGGGCTGCGTCCACAAGTTTAGCAACATAGCGATATGTCGCATCGCGTAACTTGTTATCGTCAAAGACAAGCCCGGAGGCTTGGTCGTTGAGTTCAACAATAAACTGCTTTGCCGACGGCGCTACTTCTAGTTCTGATACGTGGTGTGAAAACACACTACGCGATAGGGCGAACACTTTCTTCTCAGCCAGAATGGTAGCGTCGATGGAGTTGTTGGATACATTCTTAATCTCAGTCATTTGTGCGTCCTTTCATGTTTGTTGCACGTTTCACCTCGGTCGGGTGCGTGAAGTTTCCTTCGGATGACCAAGATTTTTTCCGCCGCGTGTTTCCCGTTGAACGGTAGAAACAATCACCAACCTGCCGGAACGCATGTCCATTAAAGGACTAGTTGAATGACGTAACATGACGACTTTACATATGACTTTTCAAAGAACGGTCAGGCCGATTACTCGGCAAGACAGGGAGGTTCTATCTATGCCTTGCTTGTGTCGCAAGTATTAATTTATGTTAACCAAATATAGGATTAATTTACTCTTAAATGGAATTGGAAGGGGGGCTTGGAGATGCTTCACTCAAAGTGAAGATGGTGTGAGACGCGTCCGCTTCACTCAAAGTGAAGCGTCCGGTTTTTTAGGGGAAATGTTTTCGACCGGCGTTACGTCGATGACCTTAGTGTCTTGTCCGACAGCAGCCATTGACGCATTCATCTTTGCAATCAGGTCGCTCATGTTGTGTGTCACTTGATGGTCAATATCGACCTTCTGCGCCGCTTTGCTCACGAATGGCGATAGGAACATTTCAGTAGCCTTCAATTGTACCATTTCGTTCGTGCTATTCATCATCAAGTCGTAAGCCTTGTTGACGGCTTCCAGCGAGTGACCTTGCAGCGCTTCCTTAATCTCAGGTGGTGTCGGTGGACGGCCTTTCGGATTGCCCGACTGACCCTTCTTATATGGTTTCAATCCAGCAAGACGAGACGGCGGATAATGTTTGTTATCGCTCTTAGGCATCCTTGTCTCCGATCACATGACCGCCAAGCAGTTCTCGATATTTCAACGCTAATTCCTCGGTTGGAAAACCGATCACAAATGAAGTGTCGGAGTCTGTAAGGCGAATGTCATATTCGGTTTCTAGGTTCTCTTTGATCCAACGACCGTATTTCTGTTCCACCCATTGCGCTGTTGCCTCGCTTGCACTTAACCCTGCGTTTGCTTCGATAAAGCCTTTAATTTCGCCTTCGACATAGCCCTGTGCGATTGCCATTTTAATCTTCATGAATTCCCTCCTTGGTTGTCTTGTATTTATTAAGAGGACGCCAGAAATCAGTGTGGACGTGTGCCGTCCAGAAGCCAGTCAGAGCGCCAATTAAGCCCATCCAATTAAATACGGAGAGGGGCATTTCGGTCCCGATGAAGGGGCTGAACATGACTACAATTCTCGCCGCGATACTATCGCTGCTCAACTCGCTTGGAATTAATCACGCTCACATGTTTGCTGGCCTTGCCGGTGCGATTGTCCGCACAATGATGGTCAAGGCTCAATCGAAGTGGGAAACCCTTACAGGCGGGTTTGTCGGTACTGCTTGCGCGGTCTACCTGACACCCATCCTGACCAAATATTTTCAGGTGGCTGACACTGACCTGTCAACGAACAACGGCATTGCGTTCGGTATAGGCTTGATCGGCGTTTATCTGGCTGAAGGTGCAATTCGCATGGTGCAGCGTTGGGCGCGTGATCCAAAATTACCAAAGAGCGCAGACCTGAAAGGCATCGTCGGAACGCTCGTAGAAGACGAAAAGCAGGAAAAAGACGTGGGGAAATAAATATCACCGAAAGGTGGTATTAATGGCATTATCCGCTCAAAAGGCACAATTTTTTCAGCAGCATTTATTTCCGAAATACAAAGAGGATATCGCGTTTTTCGCGCATCACTTGTTCGGAACGACACTCTCCCCAAAGCAAATCGAATTTGCAGAAGCATTCCAACGAAGCAAGCGCATCACATTCAAAGGTGGTGCTGGTTTCGGCAAGACACACGTTATGGCGGTCGTGTTTTGGTGGTGCATGATCTGTCACGACAACGTCAAGGTTACGATCTTCGGGCCGTCCGAGCAGCAGATTAAAACAAATATTTGGAATGAAATTCTGATGCTTCACGGCAAAATGTCCGATGAAGACATTAAGGAAGCATACGATGCCACAGCAACCAAGGTTGAGCGCAAGACACGCCCGAATGATTGCCTCGGCGTCTTCAAGTTGGCGAACAAAGAGAACATCGAAAATGCGCGAGGTATTCACGCGCCTAACAACTTCATTTTCGTTGATGAGGCCACAGGTGTTCCCGATGAAGTGTTTGACGCCTTCAAAGGTATTTTTCGCGATAAGAACCCGAAACTCTGCCTCATTTCCAACCCGACAAGAACTAGCGGTCGTTTTTGGGAAACATGGAACGATCCCGCAATAAGCGACAGGTGGACTAAGGTTCACGGCCAGTCCTCCGACAAGCCGGGATGGACGCAAGAGGATGCAGAGGAAGCGAAGGCCGATTACGGGGGGGAGTTCTCACGCGAATATCGCATGATGGTCCTCGGTGAGTTTCCGCTATCCGATGAAGATGGACTAATCCCACGCAATAAGGTCGAGGAAGCAGCATTCAATACAGATGCTATTCCAGCGGCAAACAAGCCGATAATCTGGGGGCTTGACCCTGCTGGTCAGGGTGGCGACCGTTCCGTTCTCATAAAGCGCCATGACAATGTTGTGCTTGACGATCCGAAGGTCTGGAAAGGGTTAGAACCCGCAACGCTCGCTTATGCAGTGCGCGACTTGTATTTCACTGCCGATAAAGCCGAGCAGCCGAAGTTCGTTTGCGTTGACGCCATCGGCATCGGTAACGGCATCGCCAGTATGCTCAAAGAACTCGGCGTGCCGGTAAAAGCGGTTGTCGTTTCCAATACGCCAACGCGCCGACCTGAGTTTTTCAATCGCCTTCGTGATCAACTGTGGTGGGAATGCCGAGACTGGTTCGTCAAAGGCAATGTCAGCATTCCAAAGCATTCAGAACTCATCAACGAGTTGGCGTTTCCAACTTACGACACGGAACGAAACGGCAAAGTTAAGGTCGAGGACAAGAAGTCTATCCGCAAACGCATGGGCGCTTCGCCCGACTTTGCCGATGCTCTCTGCCTGACGTTTGCAGTGTCCTCAACGAGCCTTGGAACTACAGCCGATTGGACGCGTCCGGTCGATTACGGCGATCTGCGTTGTTTTGAATAAGCCCCAATAAATACCCGGAATATTCAAAAACGAGAACCGCATTAATGCGGCGAAAGGCGCTATGGCTAAGAAAAATAAGAAGAAGTTCCTGAGCGACGACGATCTAGCACGCAAAATTGGAAGTCTGGTCAACGAGGCTGTGGGCTTTTCGACCGATAACATTGCACTGAAACAAGAAGAAGCAATCAAGCAGTATCTGCGCAAGCCAATGGCGGGTGATGCATCGATCAAGGGCCGTTCCAAATACATCGTCCCGAAAGTCCTAGAGCATACCGAGTGGATGACAGGTCAGATTATTCGCGTCTTCGATACGCAGAAGAAAGTGGTCGAATTTCTCCCAAGTCGTGCAGATCAGGAAGCGCTTGCAATCCAGCAGACCGACGTTGCGAATTTTGTTGCTCGCGACCTCAACAGTCATGTTGCTTGGCTTCTTCCGTGGGTTAAGAACGCTGCAATTACTGGCCTTGGCATCGTAATGGTGGACTTCAAAGCCCACAAAGAGGAATTGCTCCCGCAGTTGGTCAAAGGCGTTACGGACGAGCAACTAGTCTTCTTCCAAGAACAGGAAGAAGCAGGGAAGATCATCATTGAGGAAGCCAGCGAGCCTTATAGCGCTCCACCGGCTCCTGCTGATCCAAACAACCCTGACCCGATGGCTGCATTTGCGCAGTTGATGCCGCAGCCGCAGTTATACGACCTCAAAATTCGCCATATCCGCACTCAGCGCAGAATGAACATAGTGAACCTCGCTCCTGAAAACTTCATCGTTTCAAAGGACGCAGACTTTGACCAGCAAACAGGCGGCATTCGCGCAAAGTTGCAGGGGCATAAAGCAGTCGTAGGACGCCAGATGCTTATCGAACAGGGCCACGATGTTGAGAAGATAAAAGGCATTCCTAGCGCATCTGACGAGACAAGCGGCATTAGCGTGCAACGCGCATCAGTGCTGAATTTTGACCAAGGCATAAGCGATATTGAAGACGAGGTATTTGTATATGAAATCTATACGTTCATGGCGATTGAGAGCGAAAAGCGCCGTCATTACCGCATTACGCTTGCCGGCGATATTCAAAGCAATCCGGTCGTGTTGGGCTATGAAGAAGTAAGCAAATTCTACCCATATGCTGCGTTCTGCCCGTTTGTAACGCCAAACACGCTCTTCGGTCAGGGCATTGCAGATCGCGTTGGCCCAGAGCAGGAACTGCTTTCGAAGATGCAGCGCGGTATTATTGATAACCTCAATATGCACGTTCATCCGATTAAGGTGGTCAATCCAGACGTTACGCGTTTTGATGATGCTTTGAACTTGGCTCCCGGTGCTGCTATCCGATCAACAAGCCCTGATGCCGGTATTAACTTCATCAGCACACCATTTACTGGCGCTTCGGCTTTGCCAGTGATGGAGCAAATCAGAGAGACAGCAGAACTTACAACCGGCGTTGGCGGTGCGATGATGAGCATCAATGCCAGCGACATGCAGAACACGACAGCGACAGCATCAAGCCAGCGTGCAAACGCAAGTCAGATGCTTGTTGAAATGGTTTGTCGCCATTTTGCAGATACCGGCTACCGCTACTTGTTCCGCATTATCATCGATCTTCTCATCCAATATCCAGACGATGCAGAGGCGTTGATTACGCGCTTGCTTGGCAAGTACGAGAAGATGCTGGTGGATGAATGGGACCCGGAATTTGACATTTCCGCAACTGTTGCTTTCGGCGTGATGAACAAGGACGGCAATATGATGTCGCTCCAGATGATCTTGCAGAACCAGTTTACGGCAATGGAACGCCAGATGCCGTTCGTTAATCAGCAGCACATTTATGAAACGCTTGTGCGTATAGCCGAGAACGCAGGCTTTAAGAACGCTAACGCCTTCTTCCAAGATCCAGCAACAATCCCGCCACCACCTCCACCGCAGCCACCACAGCCAAGCCCTGACACTCTCGGTCTAATCGAGGTTGAGAAGGCCAAGGCGGAACTACGTGCGCAGTCCGAACGCGAAAAGCGTGAGTTTGAAGCGAAGAAACTCATCATGGAAAACGACCGCATTCGCGACCTGGCCTTCGCCGATCTTGAACTCAAGCGTGCTGAAATCGCGGCCAAATACAACGCGCAAGTAAATATGGCAGCGATCAAAGCCGAGCAGGAAGCGAAGCGCATGGACATGGATTTTGCAAGCGCGGAACAAGATGCGCAGGTGCAAATGCAAGTCGCACGCGAACAGAACCGCCAGCAGCAGGCACAGGCAGATCAAGAAGCAGCGGCAGCAATGCAGCAGGCAATGCAGGGCTTCACTCAAAGTGAAGGAATGCCACCAGAAGCAGAGGGGTTAATGCCTCCGCAAGCGGATATGCCGCCACAGTTTTAAGGAGAGCAAATGGATTATCAAAGAGAGCGTAACGAACAGGCATTGAACAAGATCATGGAGAGAGGGCGCATGGCGGAATTGCTGCTCTCAATTCCTGAGTTTCATCGCTTTTTCGATGAAGTGCGTGAGGATTATTACCGCAACTTTTCACTCATAAACCCAACAGAACCGGATGAAGTACTCGCGTATCAGCACCAAGCCCATGCCCTGATCAGGGTGCAGCAGAAAGCCGAACTTTACGTTGCAGAGGCGAAAGCCGAAATGGAACGCCGCAATCAAAACTAACGGACAAACGGTCCTAATCCGGAGTGTCCGAATAAATAAAACAATAAAAACAAATTAGGAGAAAACCTATGGACGGAACCAACAACCCCGATATCGGGGCTGGTTATACCCCGGCGGAAGCAACCGAACACATCGCTAAGTTCTTGGACAGTGAAACCACTACAACCCAAAACGTAGATGCTGATGAGGGTTTCGATTTTGAACCCTCAAACGAGTCGGTAGACGAAACTACAACCGAAACAGATTTTGAACCTGATCAGTCAGATGAAGTTGAAGAAGTAGCAGAAGAAACCGAACAAACGGAAGAAGCGCCAAGCGCGTTCGATATTCCAGAAGATGCACTCATTACCATCGGTGATGAACAAGTGTCGGGCAAGGAACTATTGGACGGTTATATGCGCCGTTCCGACTACACGAGAAAGACGCAAGAGGTTTCTGAACTTAAGAAGCAATACGCAGAAGTTCAGGCCGACAAGCATGTTCATCGTGGTCAGTTAGACCAACATTTGGATGCTATTCTGACACAAGTGGCAATGGAATTTCAGACGTTGCAGGAGCCTGATTGGGACTACCTGAGACAGTATGATTTCCCGACCTATATGCAGGAAAAGGAAAATTACCAGCGCCGCGAGGCTACTGTTAAGCAGTTAGCAGACGCCAAAAACGAAATCGCACGTAAGGATGCCGAACACCTAGCCCAACTACGTAGACAGGCGATTGAAGACGCTAAGGTCGAGTTGCAGACACTTCGACCAGAATTCAAAGACCCGAAGGTAGCCCAAGCAGGACTGGTTAAAACAGAGGATTATCTTCTGACCTATGGCTTCTCACCGGATGAAATTTCAACGGTGCAAGATGCCAAGATCATCGACATTGTTTTGAAGGCTATTGCCTACGATGACATGCAGAAGAAGGTTCCAGCAGCACGCAAGCATATCGAGGATAAAGCCCCGATCTCGATGCCGCAGGGAGTTAAAACAACCTCCGTTTCAGCGGATCAAGCATTCCAGCGAGACGTTAACCGACTAAAGCGCTCTGGCTCTCAGAAAGACGCCATCAGCGTAATCAGCAAACTACTTTAAAAATTTTGGAGAATATCAATAATGGCAACATTGAAGACCACTGACGTTAAACACGTCCGCGAAGACCTCGGCAATTACATCAGCATGATTTCGCCGGAAAAGACACCATTCAAGACAGAGATTGGTAAGTCCAAGGCTACGTCCACTTGGCACGAATTCCTCACTGACGAACTTGCCCCGGCAAATGCTGCAAATGCGCGCCTTGAAGGTGCAGACGCTAACGAAGCCGACAACAGAGGTCCAGCGCGTCTCGGCAACCGCACGCAGATTTTTGCTAAGGAAGTAACAGTTACCAACACGCTTCAGGCTGTCGATACTGCTGGTGCAAAGAACGAAAAGGCTCGCCAGATCACGAAGGCTGGTACAGAACTTAATCGCGATATTGAAGCGGCTCTCGTTTCGGCTAATCCATCTGCTTCAACTCCGGGTATGCTCGGCGGCGCAGAAGCATGGATCAAGACGAACGCGCTTCACGGCACAGGCGGCTCGACTGCTGGTTTTGCGAACAACAACGTTGGCGCTGTAACCGATGGTGACGAGCAGCAACTAACTGTCGAACTTCTCAACAAACTATTCGGTGACATTTGGCAGGCTGGCGGTAACGCAGCGCAGGTTATCGCTCCGGGTAAAGTAAAGCAGACAATCTCAGCGCTTGCTGGCGGCGTTGGCGTTTGGCAGACCCCTGCAGAAAAGAAGACAATCTATGCAGGTGTCGACTATTACGTTTCCGATTTCGGCGTTCACGAGATTATCCCGCATCACTTCATGACAAAGACCACTCTTATCGCATTCGATAAGGACCTTTGGAACGTTGCAACATTGCGCGGCATCACCAAGAACGAACTCGCTAAGACAGGTGACTCCGACAAGGTTCAGATCATCACTGAATTGACCCTTGAGTGCTTGAACGAAGCCGGTAACGGTAAGATCGCAGACATTAAGGTCAACTAAGCAATCGCATAATGAACTAGCGGTGGGGGCTTCGGCCCCCATTTTTTATGCCCGCAAATAAATAACACAACAACAATAATAAGGGCGGGAAGATGAACGAAGAACGCACCACATATGAGATCGGTGATCTCATCACTCATGGAACATTTTGTATCTACAGCGGTCCAGAGAAGACTATCTGGCTGACCCGCGACGGTGACCAGATGTATGAAACCGTCCAGTGGAAAGACTTTCGAGCGATGCTCGATCAAAATGCCAAAGAAGCCGCAACTTTCAACGTTCACGGCAATCATGGTTCTATCGTGAAACTCGCAAGTGTTCCTATCGGTCTGCGTTATGAGTGGTCGAAGGAAGGCATCACCGATGATCCAGATGCACTTAAACGCCGTCTAAATGATTCAGACAACGCGAAATTCCGCGTCAATAATTGGAGAATTTAAATGGCTATTTCCAATTATGACGAACTGCGCGTTGCAATCTCAGAATACGCTCGACGCGAAGGCGATCCCACATTTCCGGTCGATAACTTCATTTCACTTGCAGAGGCTGATTTCCGACCTTTCATCAAGCATTACATGAATGAGAAGGCCGTAAAGATCGACAATGTTACGGACTTCATTGAGTTCCCTGTTGATATGGTTGCGCCGCGTGCGGTGCGTATCGGAAGCATTACACCGACACTAGTAAGCCCGTATTCACCTTCGATCTATCCGAACCAGATTGGCTATTTTCAAGAGGGCAACGGCTATCGCTTGGTACGCGAAGATTATCAGCCGGTTACGGTCACGCTCATTTATCACGGCAGCGTTCCAGCGCTTTCGCCAACTAATCCGACAAACTGGCTCATTGCTCGTTTCCCGCAAGTTTATCTGAGTGGCGCACTGATTTACGCGCATCGTTGGCTTGATGATGTTGAGTCCGAACAACTCGAAAAGCAGTCACTTGCGGAAGCAATGGGCCGCATCGATGAAGATAATCGCAATGTGCAGCGTGGCGGCAATGCGGTCATCACGGAGGGTGTTCTATGGTAATCACAGGCGCATTTGGACCGTGGTGTCCTGACCTTCCGGCACTCAACAACCCCGGTGTTACGATTGCTCGTAATGTGACTCCAGGTATCGGCACGCAACCGGGCATGGTGACATATCACCCGATGCGTGGCTTGAGCCTGTATTCGGATACAGTGTTGGACAGCAGGCCATTAGGTACGCTCGTCGGTCGCGACAAAAGCAGTCTCGCAAAGGTTTATGCCGGAACAAAGAACTCGTTATTCAAACTCAATGCGAACGATCTCAAATGGAAAAATATCTCAGCGGACGGAGGCTATTCCACTGCTGACGGTGAAAGATGGGTGTTTGCGGAGTTTGGCGATATTGTTGCAGCGTTCAATTACTCCAATGAACCTCAATATATCCAAAAGAGCCAAGACATAAAATATGACCGCTTAACGTCTCTCGTCAGAGCGCGACATTGCGCGGTTGTGCGCGACTTCCTTGTTGTCGCCAATACGCTTGATGCGCTCGATGGTCAGGTTCCTTACCGCGTTCGATGGTCTGCTGTGAATAATCCGTTCGATTGGAATTTCTCGCAACAGACGATGGCAGACTTTCAGGACATTTTTAACGGCGGTAACATCATGGGTGTGGTCGGCGGTGAAGCCGGTTACATTTTGATGGAACGCTCAATCGTCAAAATGTCCTTCATGGGCGCTCCGTTGATCTTCCAGTTCGACCAGTTGCCATCTGCAATGGGGAAGGGCTGCTCGGTCGCAGAGAGCATCATCACGGTAGAGGGAAAAACCTTCTTCCTAAGTGTTGACGGGTTCTATGTGTTGGAAGGCGATCAGATTAGGCCAATCGGTGACGGTCAGATCAACCGCTATTTCCTGAACAACGTTGATGACGCCCGTTACCAGTACATGACGGTAGCAAGCGATCCGGCGAAGAAACTCGTTTACTGGTCCTATTTGAGTAAAGGTGCGTCAGGTGAAGAAGCCGACAAAATCCTCATCTATAATTATCAGACCGGCAATTGGTCCGAGGCCGACGCAACAGCAGGCTATATCTTCAACAGTTTGAGCCTTCCGTGGACCATCGAGCAGTTGGACGTTTTCGGCACGATTGAAAAAGTTCCTGCACCCTTCGACAGTCCGATGTGGGCTGGTGGCGATGCCATGCTTTGGGCAATGGATAAAACGGGTAAGATTTTCATCTTCGGTGGCACGACAATGCGAGGGCTTATCGAGACGCAGGAGCAGTTTCTCGTAAGTTCTATCTCCGACGCCCGAGGGGAGCGCACTAACGTCAACCGGGTTCGTCCGCTGTATCACGGTACAGGACTAGTGCAAGTGCGCGGAGGGCATCGAACCAACGTGTATGATGCTCTGACGTACACTGAGAGTGTGCCTGTGAATGACAAATCCGGCTGGGCTTACTTCCGCTATCAGAACAAGTTCCATCGTTTCCGCTTCTCGTTTGAAGGCGAGTGGAGCGAAGCGATGGGCTATCATATCGAAGCATTTCCGGCAGGAGATCGCTGATGAAAATTATACGTGATCCCAGCAATCCCCGACAGGTCAAAGAAGTGGTGGACCAGATTGTTCGCCAATTCGACAATACCGGCAGCGCAGTATTAGCCGCCAATTCGACGAAGACGATTATTCAAAATCCGAAGGTGACGAGCATGAGTAAAATATTGCTTTCACCGAGAGATGCGAACGCGGCGCAACGCATGAATGCGACATGGGTCGATCAAGTTTCGAATGGGTCTTTTACCGTAAACCACGACTCCATAACGGCTGCTCGTAAGATCGATTACGTGATTTTTTGTATCGGCTGAGTTTTTAACGAATTTTAGAAGGTGAACATTGTGAGAATAGTACGTGATCCAAAACTAGCAAAAAAGATCAATGACATGATCGGCCTCATCGAAGGCCAAGGCGACATTGGTAAGCAACTCAGAGAAATCAAAGCGTCAATCGAAGCGCTCAAGGAACTTGTAGGCAAAGTTCGAGGTAGTGGCGAATTCTATGTCGAACCAGACACAGATCACACCATCGTTTTGGTTCCAGAATTGACGGCGAAATGCCGTGTAACGATTGCTCCTCACAACTCTTGGTCTGCGAATAGCATGAACAAAGTGTGGGTTCAGGACATTTCAAAAGGTGAACTCACGATTGGTCATGTCCGAGGTGAGGAAGAACTACGCTTCAATTTCATTTACACCGAATAACATTACCCGAAAAAGGCAAATACATTGGCAATAGTACGAGACCCAACAGTTTTTAAGCGCATCAGTGAGATCATTGATGACATTGAACATGAAGGCGACTTTGAAGAAGCGCTAGCGCAGTTTGAAGCCGATATTGCAGCGCTTCAAGCAGAGCCGATTGTGCCTTCCGGCGGCGGTTCATTCGTGATGGAGACAAGCACGGTCAGCACATTGATCGTTGATCCGCGAATTACAGCAAACAGCAGAATTTCCTTCGCGCCGCGTAATGAGCCATCTGCAGAATATATGACCGATCTTTGGATGGGTGACATATTCGACGGGCAGTTCAGCATCTGGCATCGCTGGACGACCGAAAATCTGTATTTTGATTATATATTTTTCGACTGATCTGAATTCATTTAAATACATATTTGAAGAATGATTTTTAACTAGAGATATTATGAATGTTGAACGAGTAGATACTTACGAGGGTGTAAAAAAGGAATATCCGAGAGTGCGCGATTGGTTGAAAAACGCCATGGCCTATTCAATAAACCCGGATAACGAAGACGCCTTAATCGACGGAATTTACAGCCAAAAATATACTTTATGGGTTTCCGATAATGCCGCTTGCGTAACGCAAGTATTGGAGATCGACGGCCAGAAAGTTTGCTTCCTCTATCTCGTGGGCGGCAAGCATGGTTCGGCAATGAAAGAGATACTTTGCGATGGTCAGAACTTAGTCGAGGAGTGGGCTAAGTCTATGGGCTGCAAAGGTTTTTATACAAGCGCACGTCCCGAATGGGAGCGAGTTTTGAAGCGCTTCGATTTTTCAGTGCAATCAGTAAATTACTATAAGGAATTTTGAGAATGGCAAGCACTCCAAAAGAAACTACTACAAAAACGGAGCCGTGGGACGGCGCGAAACCCTATCTGAATAAGTATTACGCACAGGCTGATCAGGCTATGTCCAACGGACAGCCGATGCCTTGGCAGGGCGACTTGATTGCCAAGCAGAGCGACGAGACTAAACGCGCGCAGGAAATGATCTCGCAAACAGCAATGCAGGGATCGCAAGGGATCAAGAACGCACAGAACGCCGTAAACAATATTACGAGCGGCGCAGCATTTCAGAATAATCCTGCCGCTAACACTCTCGCGCAATCGCAGAATTGGACAAATCCGGGCGTTCAGGCAACGCAGGATGCGATGAAGAACATCAATACCAACTACAGCAATCCGGCGCTCGGTCAGGCTGCTAACGCTGGCAACTTCAGTAATGCGGCCTTCGGATTGCAGCAGGAACAGGCGCGCAATCTAGCCGGTGCGAACAACCCCGCAAACTCCATGCTAGCGAAGACCGCGAATGGCGAGTTCCTTGGTGCTAACGAATATCTGATGAACGATATTGCAAACGCCAACAAGTCCATGATGGATCAGTTTAAAAACATTACATCACCGCAGTTGGACTCACAGGCAATGATGGCCGGTCGTTCAGGTTCTGGTGCTGCTGCATCGATCCGCAATGACGCAGAAAGCACAGTCGCAAATGCGATGGCAAAGAACGCGACCACTATGCTCGGCGATAATTATGCTCGTGAACGTCAGAACATGTTGGGCGCACAAAACAGCATGGGCAATTTCTACAATACAGATGTTGCGAACCAGTTGGGCGCTAATGCGAACCTCGCGAACACGTCGAATAGTCAGCAAGACATGCGCAATCAGGGAACTAACATGTATGGTAACCTTGCTAACGCGACGGAGCAAATTCGTCAGGGCGCTGTCGGCCAACAGTTGTCAGGTGCAGGTCAGTTAGGGCAGCAGGCACAGGCTCAGCAGGGAATGCGAAACGATGCTGCGACTAACTACTGGCAGCAGATGCTACAGCAGTCAGGTCAGCAACTTGCGGGTGCTGGTATGGCCGGTGACATGCGCGACCTCGATTATAAGGATGCAGACCGCCTTGCAGGTGTAGGTGCGCAGAAAGACGCTTATTCCGATGCATCCCTAGAAGCGCAAATCCGTAAGTGGGATCTAGAGCAGAACAAGGACATTATGAACGCGGCAAACATGATCAACATGGTCACGACCGGCGGTTACAACAACCAGACTAAGCCGGTTCAATCCAGCGGTCTCGGTGGCGGATTAGGCATCCTCACAGCATTGCTCGGATTGCTTTAAGAACAAAAGGTGAACTATGGCTAACAATCTTATTGAAGAACTTTTGAAAAAACTCGGTATCGGTGGGGCAGCGCAGGTTGACCCCACTGCTTTGCCAGCGGGAAGCCAACGTCCGATTGAACAGGTGATGAGTGGCGACCAGCAAGCGAAGCCTGCACATCGCAAAACTATTCTTAATGCGTTTTTGCCGGAGCAGACAGAAGACGAGACAAGCGCTCGTCGTCGCGGTCTGTTCCGCATGGGTGCACAGATGCTTGCAGACTCCGGTGCTTCGTATGAACCGAAGGACGTTATGGGAATTGCTGGTCGTGGCCTGATGGCAGGCTTAGACGGCTACGATAACGAAATGGACGGAGCGCAGAAGCGTTTGCTTACCGGCGCAAAGGTTGCCGCTAACGATGCGGCACTGAAGCAGCAGAAGGAAAATGCTGCTTTCGCCGGAACACTTGGCGGTTCTAGTGGCAGTGGGGCAGCAGTAGGCTCTACAGCAGGCGGAATGGGGTACAGCGAAGACCAACTCATGCAGATTTACAAGCATCTCATGGCGAACGGCGAATTCGCGGAGGCGAGCAAAGTCCTCGCTATGGTACAAGAATTACGCAAAACCGCTGCTGGTAAGGGAATGGTGGTCGGCGAAGACGGCACGCTAGTTTCTGCTCCCGGATATACAGATGGTCTTGAGCGAAATTCGCGCGCTGAGGACGAGGGCAAATACACGGCTGACCGTAAGAATTACGATTTGTATGTCGAGCAAACAACGGCAAAGGGCGAAACGCCTGTAGATTTCAACACTTGGCAGAAAGATCAGAAGGCAGCAGGTTCCACAAAGGTCAATGTGAACACCGGCGAGAACAGCAGTAAGTATGCCGAAAAGAGCGACGAAGAAGCAGCCAAGCGTCATAACCAAATCATTGAAGAAGCAAACAATGCTCCGCAGATGATCGGCGACATGGACATGTTGCTGGAGTTAGGTCGCAATATCGGCACTGGCAAGTTCGCAGAATTCACGCTGCTAGTTGGTCCATACGCAGAGGCAATGGGTATTGATATTGACGGACTTGCACCTGCGCAGGCTTTTGATGCGGTAGTTAATCGTCTTGTTCCGAACATGCGTCCGGCAGGTTCAGGTGCAATGTCGGACTTTGATGCGAAGATGTTCCTCAAATCGTTGCCTAACATCGGTAACACGCCAGAGGGTAACGAAGTTATCGCAATTACGATGCGAGCAGTTCAGGAAAACAAACTTGCTGCTGCGGCCATTGCTCGTCGCGCACAGAAGGGTGAAATTAAATGGACCGAGGCAGACGAAGAGATTTCCAAACTGCCAAATCCGTATCAGCGATTTAAGGCTTATCAGGAAGAGAAGCGTCAGGCGGGTATCGATATCACCACCCGCATTAAGCAAGCCCAAGCAGCCCCTAAAGCGGCAGATGATAACTCGCTACCGCGAATAAGTACGCCGGAGGAGGCTGATGCTCTCCCATCCGGTACGTGGTTTATCGCTCCAAACGGTTCGAAGATACTTAAGAAATAATACAAAAAAATAACAAGAAGCCCGATCAACGGGACGAGGTGAAAAAGTGGCAGTTAATTCTAATGCGCGATACGCGTATGACTATTTGCAGCGTCGTTACAATTTAACTCCGGTGCAAGCAGCAGGTGTTGTCGGCAACCTGATGCAAGAAAGCAGCATGAATACCGGCGCTCGCAATCGTGGTGACGGTAGCGACGGCTCTGACAGTATCGGTATTGGTCAATGGAATGGCGGACGTGCAAAGGCTCTCCGCGCTTTCGCTGCTGATAGGGGTAAACCAGTTACGGACTTGGATACTCAGTTGGACTTCGTGCATCACGAACTCAACACGACCGAAGGCGCTGCTTTCAATCGTCTAAAGCAAGCAGACGATGTTCATTCAGCAACAGCAGCAATGATCGGATTTGAGCGCCCTCAAGGCTGGCGTGCAGATAATCCTACAGCGGGACACGGCTGGAACAACCGTCTGAAATACGCGGGCATGGTTCACGGAACGCCCGCTGATCAGTTGCAAAGTTTAGCACCGCGTAGTGCTGATCCGAGAACCTTCACTCAGAGTGAAGCAACAGCATCACAGCCAGCAACGAACCAGCCAATTCCTGCCGAAACGACCGAGGCAGAACCAGAGAAGAAAAAGCGTTTATTCGATCTGGATATTCTCCCTGACGAAATCGCAGGCGTGAAAACCGATGATGCGATAGGCGGCTTAGGTGATGTTGCAAAGATATTTTCGGAGCAGGATCAGGAGTTTAACCGTCAGGCTGCGCAAACAGGTGGACTCATAGGCGGCGGCGGTCAGGTGCAGTTGAATCTCTTAAATAGTCTGGGAGCACCCGACGAAAAGAAGAAGATGAAACCGTGGGAACTACAACTCGCAATGCTCGCGAGACAGGGTGGCTTAGGTGGTCTCGGTGGCATGAGAGGGCTTGGTTAATGGCTAGCGCAAAGAAGAAAGAAAATTGGTGGGAAGATACGGAGCGCTTCGAAGGCGAAGTTGTTGAGGCTGCTCCTGTCGCTTCGGACAATTGGTGGGATAACGACCAAGTTTACGAGAGTGGTCCTCAAATGCCTCGTCCAGATGAAAGTCGGCTAAATCCCAATCTAGAAGCACCGCACGGTATTCGTATGCAAGTGGGTGCGTTAAAGAAGCCGGAAGACCGCTTGACCGCCTTGCGCAAGACTTATCCGAATGCCGAACCATATGGTGAAGACAACTTCATCATGACGGACACGGAAACAGGCGACACCATTTATTACAATAAACCGGGTCTTACTATGCGCGACGTAACCAGCGTCACCCCGGAAATTGTCGAGGTTCTTGGTGCATTAGGAGGCGGGGCCATCGGTGCGCTGACCGGAAACCCGTTAGGCGTTATTGCCGGTGCTGGCTCAGGTGGTGCCGCTGCAAAAGACGGCACCGAACGTCTTATCAATTGGGCATATGAGAACGAAGACACACGAGACAACGCCGAATACGCAACTGATAAAGCAATCGATTTCGGACTTAATGCGGGTGGTGAGGCCGCTGGTATGGCTGCGGCAAAACTCGCCGGTGCTGGCTATCGTGGTGCGAAGAATAAGATTGCAAAATACCTGACACGCGATGGCGACGATGCGGCGAAGGTTTCACAGACCGCTAAAGACTTCACCGAAGCCGGTATTCCAACGACAGCAGGAACAGTAACAGGCAGCGCGAAACAGGCCGCTCGTGAAAACAGGCTTGTCGATGCTTACAATCCAAAGGTTTCTAAGACGGTCAAGGAACTCGATGAAGGACTGAAAGGCGAATTCGGTCGTATTACGGATTTCATCAATCCTAATCCGGGATCTCGTCAGAGTGTCGGTGAAGCAATTCAGGACGCTGCAAAGGACTCTCAGGACTTCATCAATCGACGTGTTGGCGATCTTTATAAGCAGACCGATGATTTGGCCGGTGGTGCAGCGGCGACAGGCCCGAATACCAAGGCGCTCGCGGCTGATTTGAAAGTTGAGAAGAAAACGCTCAACGAAAGTGCGAAACTGAACAAAGGCCCGTATTTGGATCAGGCCATTAAACAGTCTGATGCACTGGCTAAAGACTTGCGCAGGGGCATGACGTTCCGTGAGATGCAGGATGCGCGTGAAGAATTAGGGCGACTTGCATTTGCTCCTGACGTCAATCCGACGCTCAAGAACTACTTGGTGCGCACGCACGATGCCGTGACGAAAGATATGGAAGAAGCGGCAAAAGGGGCTGGCGGTGCTGCGTTCGATACTTGGAAGCGGGCCGACGAAGCATACAAGGCTCGTTTTGGTCGCGAGGGTTCGGACCGTGTTTTGAACCCGCTTGCTAATTCTGAAAGCGGTGAACGGGCATATAGCATGTTGACCGCCAATCTCCAGCATGGCGGGACGCGCATTGGTAAGGTTCGTGAAGTTATCGAAAAGGCTAACGGCCCTGATATGTGGGGAAGCGTAGTCCGCCATCACATTACTGAAATAGGCACACACACTACCGCTGACGGCGCAGCCGAGTTTACTGGCAACAAGTTTCTCCAGAATTGGACGAAAATGTCGCCGGAAGCGAAGGAGGCAATGTTCAAGGGAACGCCTTATTCAACAGCACGCGCTGACCTTGATCGTCTTGCCCGACTTACTGATGCTCGCAAGAAAGCAGCAGCAGCGAGCGGTGGGAAGCCCGATGTCGGCACAAACATGCTTCTGGCATGGGGAACCCTTGGTGTTTATTCCGGTGTTAAGGGCATTAGCAATGACATGAAGGCTCGTTTGGCAACCGATCCACGCATCGTGAAGTGGTTTGCAGACATTCCGATTGCGCAGAAAAACGGCGCGCTCATGGATCATAGCGCGGTCTTGAGAAACATTGGCCGTGAACTAAGCAAGGAATATGGGAACGATTGGGTTGAGCAGGAAATCGACGCTTACTTAAATAATTTCAAACGCTGACGCGAACAGCGCGGAAAGCGCTTAAATACGAAGAACACCGCATAACAATAACAATAAGGTGGTTAAATGGCTGATATTAATAGTTCTAAATGGATGGAAGAAGACGTTCTTAATGTCGCCCCTCCACCAGATGGTTTACCTGCTGGTACGCCTCCAACAAGTCTTTATGACATTATTCGCGCAGATAAGGGCGCGATCAAGCGCAAAGATACTCGCGAGAACCCTCGCAAAATCTCATCTGGTACTGGAGCGGCATACGTTCTCACATTCGACGTAGGACCTACTGAGTTTGTTCGTGGCGACCGCTATTCATTCATCGCGCATATTGCGAACACTGGTCCTGCTTCACTCAAAGTGAACGGACAGGTGGCGCGTGCCATCGTCAACAATGACGGTAGCCCGATTTCTCCAAACCAGATTAATAAGGATCAGATCGTAGAACTTGCTTTCGACGGCACAAGTTTCCGTTTGCTATCCACTAGCACTGCAAACCCTGCTTTCACGGGACTGACTACGCTGGAGAACTTAAACGTAACCGGCGCAACAACAACGAAAACTATTACGACAACGGGTACGATAAGCATCAAGTCGGAAGCCAATCGCATTCTATGGTTCAGGGACGGTGACGGTAAAGAAACCGGCCTCATTTATAATAACAGCGGGAATAACAACACCCACCTACGCGCCTACACGCCGGGAGAGACGACTTATAAGGAAGCAATTCTCCAACCGGATGGCCAGTTGATTCTCAGTGCATCTCCGACAAGTGCAAATGCAGCAGCAACCAAAACCTATGTTGATAACGCGTTCAACAAAACGGTGACAGCAGGCAACGGTCTAACAGGCGGCGGTACTATCAGCGGCGGGGTAACGATCACGCTTGGCGCACCAACAACTGTTACGAATTCAACGACAAACTCAGTCACAGCAACCGGACATACTCACGCACTCTCGCTCGTAGCAGGAGATATTACGGGCGCTCTCGGATATACGCCACAAACACCTGCTCAGGTCAGCAGTGCTATTACTGCTGCTACCAACGGCAACATGAATGGATATGCATATCCTCGTCGTGTCGGTGGTGTGAATATGCAGTTCAACTGGTCGGGGCAGGGCGGACAGCCGACATGGGTTTGGGGCGGATCAGACGGCGTTAACATGTACGTATATAACCCTGCGAACTTCAACGTGAACTCCGTTGGCGGTTGGACACAGGCAACAATCTCGAATCAGATTGAAGGTCGTGCCAATGCGTGGGCGGTACAGGAAGCGCGTAATCGATCTGTTTTCAACGCCATCACTGGTCAGGCATCCCTCAACAGCCACGGCCAGGAATGGCAGAACACCACTGGTTACGACTTAATGGTTCAGGGTCAAGTCACGACAACGAATACCATCTCGTTGAGGGTTTGGAACACGACTACCGGCGTGACCTGCACTAGCAACCAATTCTGTCGTGTCCGTCAGGGTGAGTCCATTCGCATCGAGCGTAGCGGTAGCGGTTCGTATTCATGGACAGGGTATTATTTCGGAGTGACACGATAATGGATACTGAAAATCATTTTTATTGGAATACCGCCAAAGGCTCAATTGTAGTCATCACCGCCCTTACAGGCGAATTAGTAGCGTCAGAGTTCCTCACGGACCTCATTTCGGTTCCTGTTCCGCCAGCGGGCAATGACTGGGTGTGGGATGCGGACACTAAAACGTGGTCGCAGCACATCACTTGA